GTCTCCTTTTCATAAATACTAATATCTCCGCCTGCGGCCCCTGTCGGCGCACTGATAAAGTAAAACTTTCCAGTAGCATCAGCCAAACTCGGAAGGGTGATAATAGCGGAAGCATCGGCCACGCTAGAAGTTGCGATAATGATGTGGTCATTAACTTCCATACTATACGTGGAATCAGTAGAATCCAACGTCAAGAACAATGGCCCCATCGGGGTAGTATCTGTCATCCCTCTTTGAAATGTTCGGTCACTCATCTTCAAATCCTCCAAAAGTTATTGTAATTCAATCAGTTCGTCAAGCTCCCTTTGCAAGGAACTCTTATTACTCCCAGAAACTTTCCTACTTCCCTTATCTCCTCCAGTCGCAAAAGCTGGAGAGCTGTTACCACCTCCTTTGTTCTCCACTATCTTCTGTTTAATCCCAAGTACTTTATAAGCCCTTACAGCTGTCTCTTGTAGAACCTGAGGCAAGGTCCAATCGGCGTGTTCCGCACTAACCTCGTTCGCAATAAGCCCAACAGTTTTCCTAACCGGCTTGAGATTCGAATGCTCATCCATAAAGTCATCTACAGTTTTCTTCAGATAAACCTGCTGTTGAACCTGAGCAATTACAGTTTTAGGTATTGAACTAAGAATCTCTTCCCTTGCCTTAACCAAAGCGTCTTCATGGACCCTGGAAAGAACCTCTTCAAATTTCTCCCTGTCGTCAAGAATCTCAATCAGTTCCTCATCATCCTTCAAGAACTTCTTCTTTCCAGAAGTAGTAACCGTTGTTTCTGCTACTGATTCTTTTGGAGCAATTTTCGCTTCAGCAAGAGCTTCAAGCCTTTCAAGCAAAGCCTGATTCTGAGCCTTAAGTCCTAACAGCTCGTCTTCTTCACCTTGGCTTTGTCCTTCTCCTTCTGACTGGCTTTCTCCTTGTCCATCTTCTTCACCGGCTTTTTCGTCTGTTTCTTCGCCACCTTCAACCACCTCCTCTTCTTCGATAGTCTCAGTTTCCGGAGCACTTTGCTCCTCCACAACTTCTTCTACTACTTCCTCAGTTTCTTCAAACAAGCTTTCCACGCCGTCCATAAAGTCTCCCTTCAAAGTTATTGTTGTAAGTCGTCCTCTTTAATCATTTCTTCTTCACTAACCTTTCTAACCTTATCTTCCTGCAAAGCCCTAAGCATTTCTTCAGGCAGTATGATTATATCCCTAAGCACTTCCGATCTCCCTTGAAACCTCATCAGTTCATCCAAGTCCTTGCAAGTCTCAAGCTCATTCCTACAACTTTCCCGCATGTCCTTAAGTTCTGTAACTATATCTTGCCACACAGAACTTTGAAGAAAGTCTTCCATCTGTCTTTCTGTACTAGCCATTCATCCCTCCCATCTGGCTTGGATCGAAAGGAACTACACTTCCCTCCTGAGCCATCTGTTGTACCTGAGCATCTGGAGCTACCTTAACTCTCACAAACTCCTGGACATTCTTAGCTCCATTATTCCTCGCTATATGCATAAAGATTCTACTAAGATCAAACGTTTGATAAAGCTCGGGAGTCTTAGCTATTGTCTCAAACAACCTAACCCATACTTCAGAAAAATTCGCTCCTGGAATACTTCCATCTCTCACCATGACGTCATAATTGATGAGGAGGTCGTAAGGAGAAACCTTAATTCTCCCCTTTTGCTGCCTCAGTTTATCCACTCCATATTCCTTAAGCAGCACTTGTTGCCAGTCTCCGGTTACCTTAACGTAATTCTCCTGCGTCATTAATTGCTGAGTATGCGCCCCAAACATCTCACCAATATCTTGCATTGCCTGAAGTCCAATAATCCTAGCAATTCTCCCGAGCCTTGAAAGCTGCCCCATCTGCGTGCCTTTGAACTCAGCACCTGTAAGCCGTTCAGGCCCACCTTGTCTAAGGCTTCCCATAGCCACATCGTCTGCGGCACCTATTTTCTGCATCCACTGGACGATCCAACTAGAATCCTGCACGTGTTGTTTAGTCACATCCGCCACAGGAATCTGCATTACCGCGTCCTTCACTCCTTTCCCCCAGGCAGGCCGACGCATTCTGATTCTCTTACCTGCTTCTGGAGAGTTAATGTCCTTTGAGTTAACAAGAAATGGATCATAGATAAGCATATCATTAATGGTCTTCCGAACGTTAGCTACATGCGCATTGAACATCCAGTCAAGAACTCCTTGAAGGCCATAGAGCATTTCAAGCCTTGACATAGGCAATGAGCTATAGCCATCAAAATCAGGAGCTGCTACAGCTACAGGAAACTTTCCATGATTAAGACCAAGTGGTTTAGCCCTCACAACAACACTATCTGCAGCTACTGAGAATAACCACTTCTCTGGATATTCCCCACTTCCAAGCTCCCACTCCTTTGGTATAAGCTTAACAAACATATGGACAATATCCACAGGTTTAGTTACTTCATTAACTCCTCGAACTTTTCCACCAGCACTAGGTTCCGTATGATAACGGTTAAGCCTCTTGCTCGCTGTCTTCTTCTCTCGATCAGATTTTTCCTCACCATAAATCGACGTCCTTTTATTCTGTACAAAATCAACGTATTTGACATTAAAGTAACTCCCATCCTTTTCACGCGAAAGCATATCATGGTAGTTTGTCCTCTCAACCCAGCCGAAGAACTCTCCGTCTTGGATCTTATGAATAGGCACATTAGGGTCTGGCAGTGCAAGATAAGGATCAATGTTTCCAATAGCATTACCTTCAAAGATCATCTGCTCAACAGTTTCTTTTCCAGGAGTTCCGAACAAGCTCATTGTCTTTTTGCTAACCATTCCATACTCAGTTTTCCAATAAGGAGCAACGAAACCAACTCCATACGCAAGAGCATCACGAAACATAGTATGAAGATCAAGCATAACCTTCGTCTTGTTACAATGAAGGTCCACCACTTTCTCCAACATTATCGAGCCGATAACATCTTCAGGACTTACACCTTCATAACGAAAGATCGGCTGTTGGAAAAATGCAGCGACCATATAAGCTAAAATCGTCTCCATAATAGCATAGGTATAAGGAAAAACTATGCTTACTGGCTTCCTTGGATCATTGAACACCACCTCACTTTCTTTATCATCTATCTCAATAAAAGCCGTTAGTGTCCTATCTATCTCATTCCAACTATCAAACCTAGTCGAGATACTTCCACTAGCTTCCTGCGCATAACGAAGGATCTTCGTAACCATCTTACGATGAGTATCACTTTTGGGATTAAGATCAAGTCCACTTGGATAACTATAGTTAAACTCTTTATCCTCAAGCCCCCTAATCCTTTGGCCAGTAAACTCATCTCCATATAGAATATTCGGCATTAGTTTCTCCTAAACATCAGTCCATGCGCTCTCAGCACCTATAACAGTTACAAGGCCAGAAACAAGTGTTAACGATCTATTTTTATATTGGAATCCAATAGTACCTGCCCCACCAACTTGAAGCGCTGTTACTATCATAACACTTCCAGTGGCAAACGTTCCATCCCCAGAAATCAACGCTCCATTAGTTCTAATAGCTTGTTGATATTCTCCAGCAAAATCACCATCAGCATCTTCAATTAGGTCTGTATCGTCATATTCAAAAGGACCTACAGAGCCTATATAAATTTTCTTAACTGCCATTACACTATTCCCCAAAGTTTAACTGGATCATCATCGTCAAGTAGCAGTTCCTTAAAATTCTCATCGTCATCTTCCGGTCCCATATCTGGAGGATCGAAGTAATAAGCAAACTCATCCATTACATGAATGATATGAGAGAGGCAATCCATAACATCCCAAAGTTTGCTTCGTGGAAAACCGATCAGTTGGCTCTCAAGTTTCTGACAATTCTCCTTATTGTGGTATATATAACCCAAGTTATAATAAGGAGCTAAACTTGCAACCCTCTCAGCCTTCTTACTACCACTGGCTGAGATAGAATAATAGATAGGAAATATACTCCTAACTCTCATTTCATTTTCAATAGGCTGCGAAATCCATCTATCTAAACCGGTTGTCTCAACTCCAAGAACAAAGGCTTTATAAGTCGTGACCTCGTCAAACATATGATCCATAAGAACATCAGGTTCAAACTTGCCAGAGATAGTATTTCGAATAAAGATCCTTTTAGAGCTTCTATCTATCCCAATTGTCACTACAGCACTATCAGCACTAGAAAGTTTTACAGTCTTTGCTGGATCGACAAGAACAATATTCGTTAGGTTCCTAGTAAATATAGTTTCAGGTTCAGTCTTACCTTTCTCATAAACCAGCAACTTATCTCCAGCTTCTACAAAATACTTAAATCTTTCCTGCCTAAAGACAGCATCAACAGTTGAAATAGGAAGGTTTCTAAACTCACGAAAGAAGACGTCAAGAAGACCCTTTTCCTTGTGGCTTTCATACTCCTGCTTAATCGTTTCATTGCTAATAAATTCAGGAGCATTAGATTCCAGGTTATCATCACAGATTTCAAGTCTAAGCGTTTCCCAATCCTTTGAGTCCAAAAGCGTTTGAAGAAGTGAGTCTTCATGTTTAAGGGTATCAATATAGATAACTCTCCAGTTATTCTCCACCCTTGAAACAGCCTTCATCAGATCAGCAAAGAACCATTCCTTTCTTTTCCTTCTAATATCCTCATTCTCAATAGTCTCAGGGTCTTCAAGATCATCAATAATAAAGAAATCTGGCCGAGAGTTAATATACAACAACCCACGAATCTGTTGACCACTACCCCTCGGGAAAACCAATGTTCCTCTATTATCTCCCTGAAATCTACTTACCCAACTTTTCTTACTAAAGGTCTTATCAATTGAATCTCCACCTTGATTATTGACATAACCAAAAAGCTGTTTTACAAGCTGATTCGATGCCAGCTCAATCTTTAAGTTCTCTGTCTGTAAAACTGATGCATCATGACTCATGTTAACGTAAGGCAGAAACTTGCTATCGTGAAACAAGATCTTCTTAGCCGCTAGTGCTAATGCTACTATTGAGGTCTTACCTATACCACGCGGAGCAGCGATTGCGACCCTTTGAGCTCCAGAATCTATAATCTCAAACATCTGATCATGAAGCTTTGAGAAATTACTTGTAAATCTCTCTGGAAAAAACACCTTAGCGAAAACCTTAGTAGACCTATAACTCTCCACTAAGATGTCTTGAATTTCTGAGTCTTTTATTGCAGCATTTCCCTGAAACATATTACCTCAACTATGGTCAATTATTTAACATAGTTCGTTAATTACCCGTTATTTTTGCCGCCGAGGAAGTCCCCACAGCCCCACCTTTTGCCGCACTCCCGCCCCTGCCAACGGATGCCTTTGCCGACCCGGAAGGCGGTGTAGGGGTTACAATATCAATCACAATAGTTGGCGTGGCATAAATGATTTCAGCAGTCGCAGTTAGGGTAGCGGCTATTTGAGCGGATACGGTTTCCCTGGCGGTGATGTCGTACCCAGCCGATGCCGGCAGGACAATGGTTACAACCGTGTCGGAGGTTCGGGTAACGTTGGTAATCGTTACTTGGCTATTCCATGACCCGGCTTCAGAAAGGTTGCCGGTTATCCCGGCAATTAGCGCGGCTTTTTTGGCCGCATCTGAAACAACATCAGCAGCCCAGGTGGTTCTGTTTAACTCGATAGTAAAGGATTGCCCACCGGAAACAATCTCGAATTCGGTAAGCCCGAGGTCCCCGACAATAGTTCCTGCAATAACGGCTTCGTTTCTGAGCGGATGAGGATAAGCGTATGGTATCCAGTAAGGTTCCCATGACCCGCTGACGACCCTGTAAAGCGTCCCGTCTATCGGCGTTGCAGGAGCTACCCCAAGCATCCCTGTTAAATCAGAACATGATTGGTCCGTAACGAAAAACCCCCCCCCCTCGGTGTATCCCGTAGCGTCTCCGCCATTGGGCAGGGCCGCCCCGCATCCACATCCTACCGTACCGTCAAAGGTTTCGTCGGTGTTAAAAAACTCTTTGTTTTCGACTAATTCAAGCGGATCGTTGACTTCATAGACATACCTGTCTTCATAGTCAAATGGAACACCTGTTTGTAACTCGTCAACCGATGAGCTTCTCAATGCCCCGGTTACTGTGGCCCGGTTGTTTAGGAAATAGCTCCCGTGAACTTTTTGACAGATACATGAGTCGGTGCATGTTTGCCGTGTGGTTCCTTGGTTCTCAACACATCGGCCTACCGGGTTTGTTGCAGAAGTGTTTAAATCGCTGAGTTCTTCCCAAAGGTCGATATGTGAGTTTGTGAAAATATTGTTCACATAAATATTTTTGCCGCCACGGACCTCGGCGACCGCGGAAGCCCCGGTCATGGTAAGCTCATTCCCATAAACCTCAAGTAACTGAGGCCCGTAAATACCACCGTACTGATTGCCATGGATTTCAAAGTATTCCTCAACTGAGCTTAAAACGCCCGAAGCATCGTTATATCTGAAGGTTACTCCATGTCCTCGGTTAATTTCGGAAAACAACAACCCTTTTGCTGCAACCCATGAGAAGGTGTTATCTTCCATATAAATACCCTCCCCAGCCCCAGGAGCCATAGGCTGAGTTGTAAAGTGCTGCCATCCGTATCCATATGGAACAACCCCTCCGCAATCTACCATCGTGTTGTTATCAAACAGCATTGAAACATAATAAAAAACCGTCCCGGCGTATCTGACCGTCTCAAATTTGTTATTGTGTATTCTGATCCGTCGAACTACAGGAGTATTGCTGTTTACGATCTGGAAAGGGTGCTTATACGAATCCCGGTTTGTGCTTTTGAACGTTATGCCTGAAATTTCAAAAAGACCCGTACTGCTTGTCAATGTATTTAATCTATTTCTCGTCGTAAGATCAGGTGTAAAATAAAAAACGGCCCCACGGTTTGTTGATGTTCCAACAAGATTCATGTTTATAATCGTCGAATCAACCCCAGCGCCCTTGATTTTAACGTCTTTTGTAATGGTGATTATTTTATATGCCGCCGTGCTGTTCGTCCATGTCGCCTCCCCTGCCGGGATGTTGATAGTGTCGCCATAAGTGGCTATGTCGAAACAATCTTTGCAGTCCGCTTGAGATGCTGACGCAGCGGTAAGATTAGGAGACGAACCGCTGCAAGCTGCATAAACAATGGATGGGAAAACCAAGAATAGAAATATAATAAAGAGTGATTTTTTCATGGTATGTTATCCCACCTCACAGATAAATTCCCATCACTATCGGATACTGTTTCTTCAGGATTTAATGTCACATCATTATCTATAGTATTTGTGTCATACCAAAGCCCGGTAAAACCCGATGCAGTCCTACCATAACTAAAATCTGCGACGGTTCTTCCAATTCCGTAATAATATGTTGTAGCATCAACAATAGTATATGGAGCAGCAGATTGACAAGTATACCATCCTGCGGTAGTACCTTCTATAGCTATGCTACAATATGCCCTCTGAGTCCCGTTGGCGCTAAACAGGTACATATGCACAGTAGAGTTATTAGGGTTATCCAAATAAACATGAGCATATTGAACTGGGCCTGGGGATAAAGGAACATCCTTGGAGTGGTATAACCTACCAGATCCTGAGGTGGCAGCGGCGGTTCCCGTGGATTGCCCGATGCTGCCGCTGCTCACACTTGGGACACCGCTCGCCCCCAAATAATAATTCGAGTCGGCAAACCCAAGGGCCGGTATCAGCACCAAACATCCGATAAGGAAAAGTTTAAAAAGTCGCATTGTGTAACCTCACCCATTTGATGACAATGAAAGCCACATGAAAATCTTGAGCGTAGGTATCGGTGGACTCCGCAAGCCTGATAAGGTCCAAATGCGCCGTTTCCCCAGCGGCCAGATTCGTCACTGTTATTGCCGGGCTGAAAGTAGTCGTAACTTCATCATATTGAGCATACCCAGCAGCGGCAGTAAGCGAACTGGTTTGAGCAGTACCCACCGCTCCACTCATAATATCGCTGTTCCCTACACTCATACCAGCCAGAGAAAATGCTATAACTTCCCCTTCCGCAGGTGCCGTTGCTGAACCGACTTTGCCGACAATCTGAAATTTTATTCCCACCGTAGCATCAATATCAGGAGGCACCTTCCACAAAATTTTACCGTCTTCATTCGCCGCCCCATCAAACGCTCGGCACATAGCTGAATTGGTGGATGATAAAACGGCGGCGGAGGCTGGTGCGACTGCGCCATCGTTCATATACGTTATCGGGATAACGGATGTTTCGACGGTCTCGAAGGTTGAGAAATACTGTTTTGATCCCTCGTTGCTCACCCCTATCCACCTGGTTCCATTATAGCGTAAAACAGCATGACCCTCTGGCTGAAGCTCCCAATAGTCTCCCGCTTCCCCACCATTAAATTCTTGCACCCCGGCTGAAAAGGGGATGGTAGCCGTGAACGTCCCGGCGTTACGAATATAAGCCAGTGCGTTTTTAATTATGCCAGTCTCGGGCAGATAGACTGCGCCAGTACTGTCGGTGGTCTGCGTAAGGTCGATGAAATAAGCCCCGTATCCTGCGGTAAGGCTTATCGTCTCGGTATCGGCAACGGAGTCCGTGACGGCAAGGCCGGTCAGGGCGATTAGCTCGGCCTCGGAGTCGAATGCAGAACCAAGAATACTAGTTATTGTAGATGTTACAGTCTCTACTGAACCCCCTCCACTAATAGGACTTCCCCATGGAAGCACTTCATTAGCTCCTAAAAGGGCCAACGATAAAACCAAACCTAATATTAGTTTCTTCATAATTCAACCTCTGGTCAATAATTGACCATAGTTAGACTTTTGACGTTTCAGGAGTTATCTGCAGAATCGCATTAGAGCCGTTAGTTTTATTAATAAACCTAAAGTCAATAATCTGCTTGTGGTTAGTAAGCTTCAGACTCTGTCCAGCACTAAGCACATGACCCAATCCAACCTGAGTGGGATCTGCCCCCCAAGCAAATCGAATATCATTGGTTTCCACCGTAATCAAACAACTAACAACATTCTGCTTATCATATCCTGAGGAATACTGAGCAACAAAACCAGTCACGTCTTGCAAATCCTGAGCAGTATCTCCACAAGTATGCGTAAGTGTGGTCAAAGGCCTACCTGTCATTTCAACTACAAACATAATAACCTCCTTTATAATAGATCCAAAATCTTCTTCTTAAAAAGCTTATGATTTAAATACAGAACTCCGAAAACTTTAGAAACAAATCTTTCTGTTATTACAAACAGCCCAAAGCTAGCATTAAGAGAACTTCTCTCAAGTCCAGTAGTTATATAACCGGCTGTGTCGAAGTTATTCGTTGCCATTTATGACTTTTCCTCAATAACATCTTCAATCGGCTTTTCGGCCACATCCGCAGTTAATACCGCCACGCAATCAACCGGAACCTTCTCAGCATAATACTCAACATCAATGGCGACCATCTCTTCAATTTCATCGTACAATATCGCCGCTTCCTTAAGCCCCTGCGCAAAAGCGTCAAGACCACGTTCCTTCAGGGCTTCGGCAACCTTCTCTTCCAAGACAACCGAGGCTTCCTGGATGTAGGGATAGAGCTTTGGGTCAATGGTGAAGTCATCTGGTAGGTGTCTCCATTCACCAGGTAAGAATGTCTCTCCGTTGATCGTCGGAGTCATTTTGGTCAGAGTTTTGATTCCGACTTTGGCTTCGGCTTCGTTGATCGCTGAGAGTTTCTCAGAGTTTAAGGTATTTATCCATATCTTCATAGAAGAATTCCTAACTATGTTAAATTATTGACCATAGTTATTTGCAATCACTTCCAGGTAATGGAGATTGTTTTAAATACATAGCGGCAGACACTAAAGCTTGAACTATACATATCATAGCAAGTTGAGTCTTACCCTGATCAAGGTTAAAGTTTTGAGGATCGACAATAACCAAAGTCACTGCATTAGCCGCTCCGCCGATTATAGCACTTAAAAGTCCCTTAAGCCAATTCATCTTTAGTCTTCCTTAAACCCTCTTCATACTTATCTATAGCTTTAAACCATTCTTCAATGGTAATAGCTTTAATCTCTTTTCTTAGCTCTTCGATATCCATAATCCAATAGCGGCTCCAAGCCCTGCAAATGCTCCACTAGCAGCTGAGATAATTTTTCCAGAAAATTTTTTATTCTGTATTTCTGATTTTAATAGTTTTTGGTCTTCTTCAATTCCACAAAGCCTTTTATCGCACTGAAGTCTATGAGCATTAAATGTCTTGTACATTATCCAGTTCTGGCTATCCACACTCATCTTTCGAAACGTGTATTCATCAATCTCATATTCGCCATTAGCCATTTCAAGATTCCAAGATTCCATTGTTCTCTTTTATTAAAGTCGAAAGAACTGGATTTCGTCCAATCCACCACGTTCGCTGAAGTTATTATTGCTCATAGTAGTCAGCTACTTCAACCACATTTCCAGAACTAAACGCTCGTTGTTTGATATCTTCGATATCCTTAGAAGTTAAGAACGCATGAATGTTTTCACTCTGAACCCGATGAGGAACTCCATGACCAACCCTTGCAAGCATGTTCTCACTGGTTTTAGCTCTAAGCATTATCGAGGCATTTGCACCATCATTGTCTCCGTTAATAATATCCTTTAAAAGACTAAGAGCAACAGGCGCAATTTCTTGGATTTCTTTAGCGAGATCAACTGTGTCTGCATCACGGGCGCCCCGAAGTATGGCAATATGTTCTTGGACAACTGGAGAGTTTTTAACTATCGAAACAGTTTGAGGAGAGATATCCAAGGCTTCGGAAACCTCCTTGTTATTCTGGCCAAGAACCAGCCTTCTGGCTATTTCATGATGAACATCCCACATCTCATTAACATGCCACCGTTTCGGAAGGGCTTCTCCCGTTGAAGAGATAAAACTCTTCCCTTTCCGGCGTCCATCGCTCTCGCGATTGGGATCATAGTATTTTTCCTGAGGTATCACAAGCTTCTCCTTTCCATGTTATTTAGAGATATAACACGCCATAGGCGTCTTGTAAAGACATATTTTAGCATTTATTGAGGCTAGCATTGTCGCTTAGTTGTTAACAACTGTTACAGCTTTCTTGCAAGGCAAGCCTTGTAAAAGAGCAGCATATCTATTACTAACCGCACTCTTGCAAGAGCAAAGTGTTTAAGTTACTAGTAGTCATACTCACTGTTCTAATCTTGCAAGAGCTACGCACTTGTAGTTTGTTACTATTACCAGGGTTGTTGCAAGACAGTCTTGTCATGCTGTAGAGGAATCGCCAGCTATGGTCAATAATTTACCATAGTTCAGTACTATTACTACCATGATTTGCGTGTTTTGGCGGGAATGATAAAACTTGGATTTTTAGTGTTGGAGGGTATGTGGGATAGTTTCAAGCCAAAAGCCCCCATTGAATTCTGTCAGTCAGTAGTTTTATTTTTCTAGGTCCAGACCATGGTTTGACAACCGGTCTCGGTTGTGGTATGATGTAGTCAAGTGGATGGGATAGTCCACCTGGTTCTTTTACATAACCACACTACCGTGTGGGTTATAGGATACACTCAGGCCTTGGCGCCTATGGGCGGGGACTGACACCCTCTGAGTGGCCGCATAATCTTACCAGTGTGGGTGCGATAGCAGGTCGAGCTTCTAATCAAAGGCCCGTCAGCGAGTAACCTCGCAGAAAGGCGAGACCGATGGAAATCAATGGAAATATCGTTACTTTTGAAATGTCTTTGAAGAAAGATCAGTTGAAGGGAATCGAGTACAAGATCAACGTAACCGTGGATGTCGCGGATGTTTCACGTGAAACAATGTTGGAGAATTGTTTCAGTGGAGCAAGTATGCGAGTACGGTTACAGACCAAGTTGAGGAAACGCAGTAACCGTGAATTGGCTCAGTTGGCCATTAGTGGTTACAAAACCACGTGGTCCAGTATCTCAGCACGTGAAGGATCAACACCCGCGAATCCGGCGGATCTGTTGATGAAACTGTCTCGAAGTGAGTTCGTTGATTTCATGGATGATCAATATGGAATCGAGGAACATGTGGCGATTAAAATGTACAATAAGAAACATGGAATTGAAGGATAACTAAAACTAACGACGGGTCTTTGGTTAGAGGCTTGACTATAGAGCCTTGCTCTAACTCTGGTCATTTATTTACCATAGTTCAGACTATCGTCTGGGTTAGGTAAAAGACTTATTGACATCTATGTATTTTTGTATTATGGTATTTTCGTGGTTATGTATTTTCGTCACCTGGTATTTTGTACTGTAGTTTTGTAAGACCACGTTTTGGCCATGTCCAAAATGTCCGTGACCATAGTTCAACCCTTAGATTTCTTCTTTTCTTCTTTCTTTCTTCTTAAAAAAAAAAAAACAAAGAATAAAAGGAATAGAATATAAACAATATAAGAGGAAAGGAGGAAGAATAGAGTAGTAACTATGGTTTTGCATATTTTCCGGTATTGGAATATGGGGTCTTACAAAACTACAGTACAAAAAACAAAACCACAAAACGACAGTAGTACAATATTACATAGGACTTCGTCCTTAAGGGAAGGGGGGGTGAGAAAGATATGAAAGAGTTGATAACTCAGTTGAAGGAAAGGTTAAATAATCATCCACATAGGAGAGGACAATTGGATTTGGATGACTGGATAGCAGCTAATAAGCCTTATTGCTGGAAAGAAGCTACCAGACATGAACAGTATTTAGTTCTAGAAGATTTTGGATTTGGGATGATGGCGGTATTTAAGAATGGTAAGTTATCTGAAATCGGAAAAGGGTTTATTCAATTAGATGATCTTATTATCCTTGGATATTCCTACGGAATGGATAAACCTACCATATTTAAGAAGGTTTAACTCCAAAGACCTAAGGCAAGTCTATAAACTGCCTTAAAAGAGGTGATAGAAGTGAGAGTACTTTATAGTAATGGTATAATTGAGTATTTTAAGAGTAGTAAGAAAAAGAGACAAAGAGCCTTAGTGCGTTGTAAACTATGTGGAAAATGTTATGAAGTTTATCTGGATTTCCATGTTGGAGAGGATCAGACAGTTGTTAAATCTTCCTGTAAAGAAAGCTGTAGAAAACAGATAGTAGACCATTCAATCAAGTTATTGGAGAATTAAGATGAAAGAAAGAACACTCGTTACAAGTATACGTTATAAACCAAGTTCTCTGGCAACCATAGTTAATTATATGGAATCAAGAGGACATAGGGTTTATCGCGCAGGTATGGGACTGAAACTTGCAATAGATAGTTTTGAAAATATGATAATAGAGGCCCAACCGCAGTATAGAATCTTTTCAGAAGAACGAGCTATTGAGTTCCTTGCCTCGCGTGGAATAGATGTTGCAATTTCTATTGAGAATAAGAATCAATTAACTAACATTCTATCTCTGGAACAAGCCAAGAAATCAGAAAGTGACCTCCTTGCGGAAACTCTAACTGCTGAGTATAATAGAAAGCAGGGAACAAAAGAGTATATTAAGGCTCTAAATGATGAAGAGAAGATAGATATCGAGACGATGAAAGAAGCCTTCCGTAGGCCACCAACAAACATGGGAGTAGATGTTGAAGGAGAGAAGCAAGTCTCATTAAACCAACTAAAGAAAGGAGAAGATGAATGTTAAACCAGTTACTAACACCTACCCAAATCCTTCGGGCATTCTACCTTGCAGAAGGAAAGCGTTATCGCTTACTTCGCAAGGCCAACTACAGAAACATTCGTATGAGAAAGCTCCTAGAGCTTATCAAGAAAGGACTCTGGAAGTAACCACAAGCCACGCTTGCAAGACAGGTGTCTTTTAATCGCTTGCGGGACAGGTAGAACCTCTAACTCTTCAAAAGAAAGGGAAATTATCATGGAAGATCAAAGATACTTTTTAAACATGAATAACGATGTTATTATTTCTAGAGAACAAGCTAACAATATAGTTAGATGTTCTGGAGAAGAATCTACTAATATTATAGTTATTCTTCCTACTGGCCAAGAACTTCATATTAAGATAACTCCTGAATACGAACTTCTATCTCTTAACCGAGAAGTTCTCATTAGTTTCAGGGAGGCTAATAATGATGAAGATTAACCTCTTACCAAAGCCTCGCGTTTATATCTGTCCTTATTCAGATAAATACGAAAAGCTGGATAAGAACTATTGCAAGGCTAAGGGTTCCATTCGTTGTGGAGTCCTTTCACGGATGAAGCAGAAGAAAGAAACAGTTGAGAATGAAATAATTACTAACCTTGATAACAACTATAATTGGAGGTATTAAAATGCTACAAGATTCCAAGATGTTCGCTTACTTTGCAAAGGTTCTGGCGTTCCAACTCAGACAAAAACAAGCTTTCCTTGCTGGCAGTATACCTTTGAAGAATGATTATACCTTCTTCAATCACAAATCTAAAACCTTTAAGAAAAATCAAAGAAAGGGACTTTAAAATGACTAAAGAAGAACTTGCAGACATGATCTACAAAGGAATGAAGAACACTTCCATCTCCGCAGGTCCAGAAGCCTGGCATTACGACAAGAACAACCTTACCTCTGTTTCTCTCACGATTCCAGCAGAGCTGGTAACTTTGGCAAGAGAAGTTGCAGACATTCTCGAGATAGGTCTAGACGAAGTTCTCAACCGCTTCTTGCAAGACCTGATCTTCTCCGCCGTCAGAAACATTTCAATCAAAGTACTCTCAAAAGAACTGTTAAAGTTCAAAGACAATCCCTCAACTATGGTAAATTAATGACCATAGTTCATCGAGAAATCTCTTTTGGAATAACCACTTCTTAAAGAGATTTCTTGACATCTCAATCGCTTTATGGTATTATGTGTTAAATGATAGGCAATAACACTCTAACTTTAGGGAGGTAACAAGTGGAACTAAAGACCTACAAGGTAGAACTCCAATGGTATGGAGAAAGCCATATATTCCACACCCGTGGAATTAACGAGCGTCGGGCGATTAAGAATGCCAAATACCGCCTGGCACAGAAGTTGGAAAAAGACCTTTCCTTCATCAACCATCAGCTTGAGGGGAAGAACAATAGAATAACAGTTTCTATGGAGAAGGAGCTCTCCAAATGAAAACCTGTAACATCCCACGCTGTCAACAACCAGCAATGTTATATAGTAATAAAAGCTCGCCTTCAATTGCTCACTATATAAAACAACCTCAAGCCGCCAGCGAGCACGCTGGAGAATATAGAGGCCACTTCTTCTCTATCGAGACTGAACCACATGGTCTTTGTCGTCATCAATTCAACATGGAACCTTTGGAACTCAAGAAGCTACGTGGAAGCGTAAATGATGCCGTTTTCAAGGACCTCTACACTACCCTCAAATACGGTAACTTGCGTGGAAACGCTATAATTCACTTTCATGAAAAACGTAAGTGTCTTGTTGTTTCCATGAACGAAAAACTAAAACACTGCGAAGCAATTATTCGCTGTCATGGAATAGGTATAGCTCCTGAGGGACTAAACCCAAGGGGAGAAGAACTCCTAATGCAACTCTAAACTCTCAACCTGAGGGAAAACTAACATGGGAAATCAAAAGTTACTACCCATATTCAGACAGCCGTTATTACTTGAAGACCCAACAATAGCCTACAAACGACAGAAGGAACTTATTCGCCAACGTGCAATTCGCACCCATAAGGCTATGGCCTTGGCAAAACGAGTATTCCTCAAATACGAGAAACTGGAACTACAAATCCGAAAGGATCATGAATCTATTGACCTTCGCCTTTCTTATTTCGACGGCCGTTATAAGGTTCTAAAACCTTTCAACGAGAGGAAAGAAGCTCCTGCTCCCGTCTTTAAGGAACCGAAGAAGAAAACCCCAACACAAAAACTTTTCGAAAAACTTTCACCTGAACAGAAAGCAGAATTGCTTCTGTTCTTGGAATCTTAGAGGAGAACTAATCATGTGCAATAATATACTAACCAATAAAGAACTTTATCCACGCAAGATAAAATCCGAAGGCTTTGGTTATAAACTATTCACTATAGTAAAAGACACTCCAATATCTCTTGTAAATCTTAATTATTATTCAGTAGAAAGAGATGATTGGATAAATTACTACGCTGGATATACTTCATCTGGATTCTGCTTTTTTATTTCCTTAAAAGAAGCAAGGAGAGCCTTACCTCTATGGCTTTTAAGAGCTGCGCCTTTAGTTAAAGACATAGCAATTAAAAGAATAGAATATAAAAACGGTATTCAGAGTAGGAGAGAGTATGGATTTATTGGAAGAGAATGTTTCCGTATAGCTCTCTGCAAGAGTTTTAAAATAATTTCCTAGAGAAAGGAGTTAAAATGAAACTAGTTGAATTAGTAGGATACAGCCATAAGCCTCTTTTTCTAAGCTTGGATAGAATAGATGGATTTACTCCTGACAAAATCAACGAACAACAAACTATAATATTCATATCTAGAGAAGAATACTACGTTAATAACACATATCAAGAAGTAATAAGAAGAATATCTAACGCCCAGGAGTTTTAAAATAATTTACTGGAAAACAAAGAGATATCTTGACAAATTGATAATTTTATGCAATAGTGTTTTTACCATTTAAACAGGTTATCATCCATTAACCATTAGACAGAAAGGAGAAGTTGGGCAAAGCACTCGCAAAAAGCAATAGTAAAAACAAACCTGTTTATTGTACCTAACCCATTATTCTAACTTAAACTTGAAAGGATTTTATCATGGCCGCAAAAGAAGTAAAAGCAACAAGCCCCAAAACTAATACCGAAGCAATCGTGAATTATGACTTCGGCGACGATCTCAACTCCGCAGTAGCCCTTTTTGGTGAAGAAGTAGTATTTGAATTCTTCGAAGCAACAGCGACAATTCGTCTTCAGGCCGGTATTCGTTCCTGTCTCGAACGTGGAGTAGATACTCAGGCATATGCCTCCACATGGAAACCCGGAGTCAAGGCTCCTTCCATTGCCGCAGATCCTATGTCCGCTGCAAAGGCTGCCTTCACCAGAATGACGGATGAAGAGAAAGCTGCCTTCCTGGAGAGCCTTCGGTAATAGCACGTTGTTTCAACTCTGTTAAATTATTGACCATAGTTAAGGCCCTTAGAACCTCGCTCCTCTAAGGGCCTTAACTAATCCCTAAATAACACATTTTAGCATAGAGAAAGAAACTAATGTCACGATCTGGGATTATGTTAGCTGTTCCCTTTGAGGAACAAAGACTCCAAAAATGGAATGACACGGTTATAGTCCAGCCGAAACTCGACGGAGAGCGTTGTCGGGGAATCGTAGGACTTGAACCAATCTTAGTTTCCTCTGAAGGAGAAATCAAAAACTTCGCCTGTCCTCACCTCGTTCAAGCCCTTCGGGAAATATTCTTTTCCTTAGGAAGAGATTTGGAACTAGATGGAGAACTCTATATTCATGGAGAAAGCCATCCGGAAATCCATAGTATTGTTTCTCGAACAACTAACCTTCATCCACTATACTATACTATAGAATACCACGTCTTTGATCTTATAGATGAGACCAAATCTCAACTCCATCGCTTAAAAGAACTCAAGAACATTTCCCTAATCTTTCCTTCCTGCATCAAGCTGGTCCCTTCTATACCAGCCGAGAACTTAGGTGATGTTAGAGAAATATTCTCGAGATATATTTCTGACGGTTATGAAGGAATAATTATTCGCCACTGTGACATGCCTTACGTCCGCAAACGCTCAACTTTTATGATGAAGTTCAAGCCTAAAAAGGAGGACGAATATGAAATCATCGGATATGTCGAGGGAACAGGAAAGTATCTTGGAACTATTGGAGCAATACTATGCCGAGGAGACGATGGTACAACCTTTGAAGTCGGGAGCTTTTCCATTAACGATTCAGAACGAAAGCTTCTATGGAACATGCGCGCCGAACTTACTTTATTTAACTGTCGGGTCGGATACCAACACAAATTACCTTCAGGAAAGCCGAAGTCTTCTGTCTTTTTGTCCTTAACTGAGCGGCCAAAGGTAGAATTTATTAACCCTTTTTTATAGGAAGGAACTAAAATGAAAGTAAAATGCAAAGAATGTAATAACATTCTTGAGTACGAACTTAATGACGCTTGTGGAACGGAGAATCCGGTGATAATAGTTGAGTCTTGTAAAGTATGTTTAAAGCAAGCTGAAGAAGATGGCTATGTAGATGGTTATTCTGACGGATATGATGAATGTGGGGCTAACGAAGATGATTGACTGGAACTTCGTTTTCAAACAACCAACAAGTCAAGAAGAAGCTCTCAAGGAGATATCAAACCTCTATCTCGATAAACGTTATAGTACCAACGATATCTCCTTACACTTTAATAACCGAGTATCAAACAACGGAATAAGGGACTTTCTTCGCAAGAACAACGTCCCTCTCCGTCTTAGAGGAGGTAGCCGCAAATCATCGCTTTTGCAAAGCCGTCTATCACGTCTTAAGTTTACTAAAGAAGTACTTTCCAATATGGTCTGTTCTGAATGTGGACAACTTATCGAGACAATAATCAAGGAAAACAACGTCGCTATTAAACCACATGTTTGTAAAGAAAGGAATGAGTCATGGACTTATCCAAGATAACTTTTAAAGAAGTAGTTAAAAGGATAAACTTTCCTCACAGATACTTAGTTTTCTTTTCTTCTGGCCGAACATCTTTTATAGAATACTCTATTTGGTTATCTTCTGAAGAAAAAGAAAGGAGTTTCAAAACTCTTGAAGAACTCGTAGACTTCATAGATAACTACGATCCTAGACCAAAAGAGATTCTCTTCCGTAACTTCCGAAACATTCTCTAGAAAGGAACTATCATGTCATACGCAAGTGATCAATTAAGGAAAGACAGAGAAGCAATGCTTAAAAAAGGAGTGCAAGAAAGCCTTCCTTATTCCTGTCCTCTCTGTGGTGGAGATGTCTTTATCGAAGCTATAAAAATTAGAAGAGTCTCTGCTCTTTATTCCTCTAACGGACAGCCTTTTTTCTTTGCTGATAGAAACAAAACAGCGGCTTGCATCAAATGCGGAAAGGAGATAACTAACGATGAACCAAAAGACTTACAAGAAAATAACCAGCCTTTATCATGAAGGCCTTAAAGCCGAAAGAATCATCCGTATGCTTATAGAGCTTTCACCCAACTCAGAAGAAGCAGCTAAGCATATTATGACTTTCATTGAGGAGAACGCCTTCGCTCCTGTAAAACCTGAAACATTGAAAGGAAAAGTAGATGGACCCGATCTTATCGCATGATAGCAACACAACCGACAGTTCCAAACTCTGTGACTATATGAAATGTCCTCGGTATTATTTCTATCGTCACGTACTTGGATGGGACTCTTTAACCCTTAACAACCACCTTATCTTCGGCACAGCTTGGCATTTGGCAATGGAGCACTTATTGCTTCATGGTTATGGTAACAATTCCGTTATAGCAGCCTTTGACCTCTTTTACAAGGAGTACAGAAAAAGCTTCAACCCTAACACCGACGAGCTTTTTGACCCTAAAACTCCTGACAATGCTTTTTTGATCTTAGGCCAATATGCTAGACACTATAATCGTGAGATGGAGAACATCGAAGTTCTTTATACTGAAATAGCTGGGCAGGTTGCTATTGATGAAAAACGTCACCTAAGTTTCCGGATGGATAGTATTCTTAAGAACACCAAGACTGGAAAAATCTACTCCCGTGAACACAAGACGGCTTCTAGAACTTGGATGTGGGATGAGCAGTGGCTCTTGGCCATCCAACCTGGAACTTATTCTCATGTCCTCTACTGTCTCTATCCGCATGAAGACGTGCTTGGAATCGAGATGAATGGAGTGTTCTTCATCAAACGCAAGAAAGACCCTTATGACTTCCGTCGTTTAATGGTTAGGAAGAATCTTGGGCAGATGCAGCAGTGGATGGACACAGTTCAATACTATATGTGGGAGATTGAACGTGAATATGAAATCCTCGGAAACTCAGATGAGGCCTCTAGCACCCTCTATGCCTTTCCCATGCGGCCTATTGCTTGTATGGACTACGGCAGACTTTGTTCCTATCACGACTTCTGCCTAGCTTGGCAAAACCCCCTCCGTCGTATGCACAATGTCCCTGAAGGCTTCTGCATTAGATACTGGAATCCAATGGAGGAGGCTTCTAAGGTAACCTTTAACTTTGATAAGAAGGAGTATTAATTATGGAAATAAGAGAGTTTTTTTCTGATAAAGAAATAGATACTATGAAAGAACGTATTATACGAGAAACTTGCCTATCACGATTTTTAGTTAAGACAAGTTATACTGATAGTGATGGTTCAAAAGAGACTTATAACGCTATTGAACCAGAACTTCGAAAAGTAATCGAGATTGAAACAGTTAAACAGATTAAGCAGTATGTAAAAGATGTTATTGATGCAGTTGTAAAAGAACGGGCTTCTGCTGCAGTTGATAGGTTCTCTAAGAATCTCTGTGATCAGTTAGATAAGATTACAGAAAAAACAAATTGGTATTGGTCTATAAAATAACAATGAAAGACTAAGGAAGAAATGAATAATGTCGAATGAAAACCTATTAAAAATCCAAACTGAAGTTAAAAAGCTTCAAGAAATGTACAAGGAGAGTCCAAGAAGCGATTGCTTTACTGCCCTTATCCTCGGCGAAAGTGGCGCAGGTAAAAGCTACTTACTTCGAACGGCTCGCAAACCTATACACCTAGATGTATTCGATCCTGGTGGAACTAAGAACTTAGATGATATGATAAAGAAAGGAGAAATTGTTGCGGATGTAAGATGGATGGGCGAGGATCCAAGAAAGCCTCATGTTTTTAAGGAATGGGAAAAGGTCTCTGCCCAACGCCTAAAAGACGGCTACTTCGAGTACTTCGGAACATATGCTATTGACTCCTCAACTACCTGGACAACTGCTATCATGAACCAGCAGATGCTCGAAGCAGGACTCGCCGGCACAGCACCACGTTTTACCCATGACTATGGCCCACAGAAGGTAAAGATTCAGAATTGGATAAACTCCTTTATGAATCTGCCCTGTGACTTTTTCTTAACTGGTCATCTGGAGGGAATTAAAGATGAAGTAACTGGAAGAATGAGCTATCGTTACATGGTTACAGGCAAAGCTCAAATTACCATTCCCCTTTTGTTTGATGAGATCTACGTCCTCGACCCAAAAGGAACTTCCAACGGTGTTGAATATAGAATCCTAACTCAAGCAACTGGAACCTATCTTGCTCGTTCTAGAATGTCAAAAGAAGGCAAGCTTGATATGTATGAAAAGCCGGATATTAAAAATATCCTCAAGAAATGTGGATATTCTACACAAGACAAACCATTGTTCGTCTAACAACCACCATTAAAAAAGGAGCACTAAAATGTCAGAAGAATTCGTAGACCTCAGCAACACCGCCCTTAATGACACCTTTGAGCCCACCGTTCATCCTGCTGGAGAAGAAGCAGTACTTCGGATCGTTTCCTTCCTCAAAAGCCAGGATAAAAACGGCAATGATTACATGATGCCTTTCTTCGAAATCATTGACGACGCCTATGCCAAGGAGTTTGGGGATTATATGCCTTTGCCCAATGCAGGAATGAGTCCCAAGGAAGTGAATAAATCCAAACTTCGTATCCTGTCCTTCTCTAAGGCTTTCGACATTGACTTCTCTCAACCTCTCGATATCAAAAACGATATTGTTGGCAAGACCGGTTGGGCTATTCTCGGTGTCAAGACAGATCAGGAAGGGGAACCTATCAACTCCATCAAGAAGTTTGTTGGAGGGAACTAACACGTGAACTATGGTAAATTATTGACCATAGTTTAAAACCAAAGCCTCCTAACTCATTGCTATTGCATTTAAAAGAATCATAACGAAGAATGAAACTTTAACGAGTTAGGAGGTCTTACACGATGGCCGCGAGGAATCAGGTAATTTTAATAGTTCGGTTAAAAGGAGACAGTAAAATGAGAGAATTAAACATCGGAACAACAAGATACACAAGAGTATTGGTAATGGACGAACCAGGCCAAGGCGGGGCCTGCCATTCTTACCAAGTCCGCGACAGTCACCCGGCAGATGATTTTCAGGGAGCTTTGCCATTTGCCGAAGTTCGGTTTCAGAATGGACCGGTAAAAGAGGTTGGCGTCAACGGATGCTACCAGGAGGACCTTCTTGTGATTGTGATCGATCGGCTTCAGTCGTTTCAGGCCGGGCCTTTTGCGTGTCGTGAAAATGCCCTGGCTATCACTAAAATTCAAGAGGCCATGCACTGGCTGAATCACCGGACATCAGACAGGCAGTCGCGTGGGGTTGAAGGAACCAACGAAAAATAACCCTTTGCGCGTGTCCGTAGAAAACCATCGGCCCCGTTGAGCTTACATATGATCAAGGGTGAACGGCGAAGGCAACCGAGCGCGCAAAATAGAAAGGATGTATAAGATGCACGAAGAACCAGACTGGAAAAAATGTGGGGAGGAAAACCCGGCTTTTACGCCTCAGAAAAAACTTGCGGATGATCCAACTGAGCCTGAGTTTGACGGCGTTCTTTGGGGGGGACGATTTTTATAGATGCGTAAAAAAATATACGGCAGCGCAGCCAGAAGAAGATGCCGAAAACTTCATCCACACCAAATATGGATATTGTTATTG